ATTAAAGACTATCGAAGGTGTTGTTAAATTGGAAGTTGGTGATGCTAAAGAATATTTATAAATACCAGAGGATCATGTATGACAAATAAATATAAAACAGCACGAGAAGTATTAACAGCGATTACTATTGAAGAAGGGAGTGTTCTAGAAACAGTTGTCGAAATTAATGAAGAAATCTTAGAAGAAACCATGCGAGAGAATGGTGAATGTGTTTGGGATGGAGACTATGAGGAACATCGATGGGCAACTTTCTTCACTGTAGTGTCTAAGTATGAGGTAGAAGGAGAGACTTATTACTTATCTTTCTCAGATTACACAGCAGGTGGTGATAATGATGCAGAGGGATGTGGTTATCATTTTGAAGGTATTGATAATGTTCAGGTGATGGAACCTTATGAGAAGATGGTTATTGATTACAGAGTTATAAGTTAATTTGCAAAAAGAGGAGAGGATTTAGAGAATGAGAGCAGAGTATATTACACATATGGGTGATGATTTAATGATCGCCAACACAGCTAGGGTGTCTTTTGATAAAACTAGTGAAGAATTTACCTACAGGAAGGATAAACCAAGGGGAAGTGATGAAGGAATCCTTGAGTATTTAGCCGATCATAATCATTGGACGCCTTATGGACACGCTATAGTTTCCTTACGGATGAAGGCTCCTGTTCCTATCAGAACTCAATGCTTTAAACATAAGCAAGGTTTTGTAGAGAATGAGGAATCTCGGAGGTATATTAGCTCAAGTCCAGAACTATTCATACCAGATCACTTCAGGAATAAACCATCTGGTAATGCAAAGCAAGGGAGTGAAGGGATTCATGTAGGGTCTGATTTATATTTAGAGGTTTACAAAAAACAATGTGAATCTTCAATAAAAATCTATGAGAATATGGTAGCAGATGGAGTAGCCCCAGAACAAGCACGTTTTATCCTTCCTCAAGGTTGCCAAGTTAATTGGATTTGGACAGGAAGCTTATCAGCATTCTCAAGGTTTTATAATCTACGTATAGATTCTCATGCTCAAAAAGAGATTCAAGATTTAGCTAAGGAAGTTGGTAGTATAATTGAGCCGTTATTTCCAGTGGCGTGGAGTAAGTTAGTTGGTGGTAAAAATGATTAATCGTAGGAATGAATTACTGATAATGTTATTTTCCGCTTGTGTTTTATATACGTAGCGGTATTATGTATGTCCTATTTATACGACGCCACTGAGCACATCAGAGAAGAATCGAAAGATTACAGAAAATCTTGTCATAAACTCGGTGGTGAATTTGTGTATATAGAGTTTCATGGTAATGTTTGCATAAATGATTTAATAAAAGATAACTAAAAACATATACATTACACAGGCTCCTCTTCATGGAGTCTTTTATTTTATTAGGAGAATAGATGTTAAATTATGTAGTAAAAAGTGACGGAGAGAGAGAGAAGTTCTCTCCAGATAAACTTAATAAGATGGCGCAATGGGCAGATAATGTAGGAGTTAATTGGTCAGAGGTTGTATTATCTGCAGTTAAGAAAGTATCAGATGAATGCACCACTCAAGAGCTTCAAGACGCATTAATTTCTTCTTGTGCAGAGAAACAAACAACTGAACATATTAATATGGCTGCACGTTTGTTTCTTGGAACTTTATATAAGAAAGCTCACGGAGGTTTTGAAAACAGACCACATTTATATGACTTCTATTATAAGATGGTAATAGAGGGTGTATGGGAGCAGATGGATTATGACGCTGATGACTTAGAGCACATTAACGAATTAATTGATCACGATAAAGACCTTTCCTACAAGTACACCACAGTTAAGCAGATCTCAGATAAATACTCTAAGAAACTTAACGGAACAGTATGCGAGACTCCCCAGTTTACTTTTATCGGTATTGCTATGAAAGTAATGGAAAGTCAACCAGAAGATAGACGACTTGATGATATAGAAAAACTTTATAATTACTTAAGTGATTTAAAGATTAATATGCCAACTCCATTCCTATCAGGATTAAGAACCCCTTTTAAAGGGTATGCCTCTTGTGCTGTATTTGTTGCAGAAGATGACGCTAAGTCATTAGGAATTTCAGATTTCATGGCATATACAATGACTTGTGCTAGTGCAGGTATCGGAGGGACGATCAGGACACGTTCTAAGGGTGATAAGGTTAAAGGTGGTGCAATCACCCATACTGGGAAGTTACCTTACTATAGATCATTACAAGGCTCTGTGAAGAGCACTAAACAGTCCATTCGGGGAGGAAGTGCAACTATCCATTACACATGCCTTGATCCTGAAGTTTATGATTTACTTAGATTACGACATCCTACCACTGTCTCAGAAAAACAAGTTAATGGACTAGATTACAGCTTAGGTGTTAACAAGTTCTTCATGGAAAAGGTAGCTAAGGATGAAAAGTGGATGCTTGTCTCTCTTGGAGATGGGAGAGAGTTACATGATTCTTTGTATAAACCTTTAGAGTACTTTATTAAAGAGTACGAAGCTTATGAGAAATCTGAGAAACCTCGTACTTATGTTAGTGCAAAAGAATTAGCTGAACTTGCCCTTATTAACAGACAAGATACAGGAAGAGGAGTTTACATTCATTGGTTAGACGAGATGAATACTCATACCTCATTTAAAGACCCAATTTATTCTTCAAATTTATGCAAAGAAATCTTCCTAAGAACAAAACCATACTACAACATGACAGAGCTGTACGACGATACCACTAACCCTGACACAGGTGAAATGGCCTTATGCTTCTTAAGTTCTATTGTAGCGGGAAGGGTAACCTCTGAAGAGTATGAGGATGTTGCATATTACACATGCTTGGCGATTGATAATGTGATCGATATTATGGAATACCCTTTTGAACATTTAAAACGTACAGCACAAGCCACTAGGAGTATCGGTGTAGGTATTACTAACCTTGCACATTACATGGCTAAGAATAAGAAAAGTTATTGTGATGTAGATGGTAAGAATTTTATACACAGACATGCAGAGATGCATAGTTTCTTCTTACACAAAGCTTCAGTTCGTTTAGCACAAGAGAAAGGGGCGTGTGAGTGGATGTACAGGACAAAGTATAATGAAGGGTGGTTACCTATCGACACTTATAATAAGAACGTTGATTCAGTACATACACAAAGCCTCATGTACCCTTGGGAAGAGTATCGTGGACTTCCTGTAAGATTTAGTGTTAATGAAGCCACAGCACCTTATGAGTCATCTTCTGGAGCTACTGCGACAACTAACAGTCTTTACCCTATCAGGTCTTATGTAGTTATTAAGAAATCAGGAACTAATAAGATAGTCTTTGATGCACCTGATATAGATGATCCTGAAGTTAAAGAGTATTATGAACTTGCATGGGATATTGATACTAAACATATGATCGATGTGTACAGTATTGTTCAGAAGTTTAGTGGACAAGGTATAAGTGCTGACTTCTATAAAGATTATAGTAGATACCCTAATGAGAAGATTCCTGTATCTGAACTAATAGGAGATGCATTGTACGCAACTAAAATGGGAATGAAGAGTTGGTATTATCAGAATGCACGTGCTGGTATTAAGAGTTTAACAGATGTACCAGATACCATAAATATTAAGCAATTAGAAGTCGTAAACGAAGAAGATAGTGAAGATGACTGTGAAGCTTGTAAAATGTAAAAGAGGAGATATTAAATGACAGTACTTAATTTAAACAATACAGGATGGCAGACAGGAAAGTATCCCCTATTCTTAGGAGAGGATCTAGGACTTCATGATACAATGAATCGTCCTTACCCTGAGTTGTTTGATTTATTCAAAACTTTAAAGTCTTTAGATTGGGCTGAAGATGAAATTGACTTATCTCAGTCTAGAATGGACTTCATGGAGTGTGATGCTGCTAGTTATGATGTGATGATCAAAACATTAGCTTGGCAATATGAAGCTGATAGTGTTGCTTCTAGGTCAATCATTTCACTGTTTGCACCATTCATTACTAATAGTGACTTAAATCAACTAATGTTAAGATGGTCAGACAATGAAGCCTTACATGCAACGACTTACTCAGAGATTGTAAGACAATGTATAAGTAATCCTGATGAAATATTTGAAGAGATAACTAAGAATAAAAACATTACAGAACGTTCAGGTAAAATTGTTGAGTCTTTTAATAACTTAAAAACTTTAGGAGCTGTGTATACTTTAAATAAGAACGCTGTTCCTGAAGAAGAGATAATGAAGACTATTCTTAAAGCTTTAGTAAGTTTATATTGCTTAGAGAGTATGGAGTTTATGCCATCATTTGCTTGTACTTTTGCACTTGCAGAAAGGGAGTTATTCTTATCAGCGGCGAGTCTTGTACAGAAGATTATGATTGATGAGACTATTCATACTAAGTTTGGAGAGGCTATTCTTAATATATTACTTAAAGACCCTAAGTGGTTAAAAGTTTACAACAGTATTAAACATGAAGTTAAAGATATTGTTGATAGTATATTTTATCAAGAGTTAAGTTGGAGTAGGTATATCTTTTCGGAAGGGAGAAGTATTGTAGGGTTAAATACTCCTTTACTAGAGGACAGAGTTAAGTATGTATCTGCACCTACCTACAACTTCCTAGATTTAGATATGCCTTTTGAGGAAGTTTTAGAGAATCCATTACCATGGATGGATGATTGGTTAGATATTGACTCTCAACAAACTGCTGCACAAGAGACAGATCTTAATAATTACAGATTAAATTCAGTAATTAAGGATACTTATGATTTAACTGACTTTGACTTTGGTGACAGGGATTCAGTAAATAAAGAGGAAACTTTTATAGTTTTCTCTAAAGATAACTGTCCCATGTGTACAATCCTTAAAAGTAGGATGAAGGAGAATAATATACCTTACGAAGAAAGTAATATTACTAATGATGAAGAAGGTAGAAACTTTCTTATTAGTGAAGGACTAAGATCTCTTCCTCAAGTATTCACTTCAAACTTAAATTACATAGGAGACGCTAAGTTCTTCTCAGACAACTATTTAAGTTAACCTACTTGAGTTAAACCAACAAATCCCGCCCAATAAAAACCCGTTAAGGAAAGTATCTCTACTTCTCTTAACGGGTTGTACCTTTCAAACAGATAAACTATTAATCTAATTCAGATTTTACTATTACGTTATGGATCATATCGTTTATCATTTCATTATTCAGTTCATTACCTTTTCTTACCCATTCCAGATCATTCTTTATTACCGACACGTTACTATTCAATTCTGAGAATTTCTCACTCATCATTGCTATAAGTTTAATAGCATCTTTCAACTCTTCTATATCCTTAGTATTAGCTTGTACTTTGCTGTAGCCAGAACTTAGAGTTAAGAGAAAGGAAGTTATTAGTGCAACCAGTAATGCTTGAATGCCACCTGTAATGAGACCTTTAGACTCTTGAGGCATAATTAATTAGGTTAATTGGTTAAGTTAAAAATAAAGCTTGATCACATCCTTGTGAAGCAAGACAAACTCTTGTTGAAAAACCTTTCACCAATCTTCCTATGATTAAGTGAGATAAATTTAAATTTGTCAAACTCTAGTATCAACTATTAAGTCTAGTGCAGTTTGATCCACTGCTGCTAAAATATCGGTAGTGAGCTGAACCTGCCCTATTGACCCATCGTCATTTGAAATACTTGTATATAAATACTGCATCCGATCAACTGAATTTTGAACTAATGTATTTATATCTGGAAGTAATGTAGTCTCACTAATACCGCCAGAGAGTGTGAATATCAAGTATGGTGTTGCCGCTGAAAGCTTCAATGGGTTGTTTCTAAGGTACTCGTAATCAGTGTAATACTTATCTGCATCAGATTTTGTCAGTATAACTTTATTACCATCCCAATCATCCACACCATCATTCATTAATTCATCACTTCTTAATCCCAATCCATCAATGAGGTTCATTTTATTTGAGAATAAACTACCAGAGGTAGCCATCGCTATAACAGCATCACATTGTGCTTCAGTTGAAATGTCAGTACTAATAGAAATCAATTGATCGTCGGTAAGGACACCATTAAGTGACTCATCAATTATATTAAAATTAGCATCCATCACACCAACTGCGGATAAAGCTTTCTGTAGTGTGCTAGCACTTCCTAAGTCAATCGTATAATTAAAAGTTGGCATTATATAATCATCTCTTTAACTAAAATTAATATGTCTGAAACTGTAGCCAAAGCTCCACCTGGACCATTACCAACTCCATACTTAACTTCAATAGTATTATTTCCTATAAGCAAGGGAGTATCTACATTCTTACATTGATATGAATGATTATTTGCGTCTTTTTGTTCAATATCAGACTCAAGGCCTTGAAGAACTCCATTGACAAAGAGACCAACTACCGTACTTCTGTTAGCAGTAGAATTTGAACTTTCAAAACTAAATGATATTTCAGCTCTGTCATAGTCCACGTTAATTACCTCAGAAAGTGCAGTTTGTGGTGACGTGGTATACACACTTGATGTTGTAGCATCACCTACTAGTTCCAGGACTTTTGTTCTTCCTTGTACCCAATCTCCGTAATGCTTCCCCCCAATAACTCCATTTAACGTCCCATTAACTGTTAAAGTTCCTGTCATAGAACCAATGACCACAAAAGCTCTAGTACCTGCACCGATGGTAAGGTCACCTTGCAACTGATTACAATGTAAAGCAAGGTCACTATTACCTGAAGATTCTACACTTCCGAATACTGTTGAACCTCGGTGCTGCAAAACACCCACTCCAGATACTGTCATATTTCCGAAGACAACGCCAACTGTGTCATAAATACATGATCCATCCGTAACGATGGTACTTCCCGCAACGGTATTGGCACTTACGGTCAAGATGCCGTTAGCTTGTACATTTGCAGCAGTACCTGCCGCAATAGAGCCTGCTCGTACCTTTAAGATACCATTTTGCACCAAGAGTCCTGTAGTACCTGTGTAAGCAACACCACTAGCATTAAACAGACTTGATATATTTACATCAGCAACATTTACAGGAGAGAGGGGATTATAGTCAAAAAATGTGGCGTTATTATTACTAAATGAAACTGTGTTGAAGTTGAAATCAATAGGAGTGGCACAATCCCCTGTGACCATAACACCTTTACTTCCATCACCCCTCAACTGTAACTGACTGATAGTGAAAAATATACTATCACAATTATTCTTTATCTCTACTCCAAGTCCATTATCACCGCCAACGATCAAACCACTCATTGTTGTACCAAAAGAAGATAATGCATCCACCTCCAGTACTGTTGCATTATCTGTATTGTTAACCAGTGTCTGTGGTTTGAAAGATAGAGAGTTAGCTCCAGAAACCCCAACGAGTCCTGTACTTACAATAGTTGTATGTTGACCTTCAAATAACACACTATCATATAACGTCAAATCTTCTACGTATACCCCACCTTGTGCTTCGTTTACAAAACCAATACTACTAGGACTAGGTGTTGGAATTAAACCAGAAGCTCCATCTAAAGCAGCCTGTATGGTTTTCTTAGGATGCTCAATACTTTTACCGTCTAAAGTATCTCCACCAGAATCGGCATAAAAGAATCCTCTAACTTGATGGTTTATATTAGATCTATATCCCATATTACACCTCCACCCAAGCTAAAGTTCCTGGTGCGAAACCTCTTACTTCTGTTGGAGATATTGTCAATGAATTTGGAACGGTAGATCCATTACCATCAACTGTATCGTTAGTTACACCTTCATTAATTATGTAAACAGGTTGAGTTGCATTTGCTAGTAAAGGAAGTGTTAAGGTATTACCTCCATCACTTATCACATATTGATCTGTTACAAGTATTTGGTAATCTCCACTAACTCTTACTAAGTTAGCACCTTCACTAGGAACACCACCGCCACTAGTAGATAATTTACCCATCAAGATAGTCATTACACAACCTCCTGAACAGCCAAGATAACTCCATTATCACTGGAACACCTACACCAAATTCTATCAGAACCAAAAAGTACATTAGCTACAGAGTAATTCTTCCCCCTACTTGTTATCAGTTTACCCACTTCATCCTCAGTGGGGATAGATGAGTCTTCTGTAATGAATACTTTATAGTTACCTTTATTCATTAATTCCATTGCAGTACCTACCGCAATAGTTGAAACTGTGTTGATATCTACCCAACTGTCAGACACAGCCACTTCGAATACAACTGCCATTATAAATTTCCTTAGTAATTTTAAATTATATCAGTGGTGTGCCTAACCAACTTTATTTCAAAGTTTTAGGACAATATGAAGAACACTCTTCATATTGATTGTATTTTATTGGGTTGTCTCTGTTGATAAATATATTACCTTCTTTAAGACCACCTAAGGTAACTAATGAACAACCTGATCCATTGTTCATTAGTTATAAAAGTCAATACTTAAGGAGGTAATATTACCTCTCTGTTAGTATCATAAAAGATTCCAACTCTGCCGTTACATTACTAGTTGATGAAAGGTTAGCAACTTGCCACTTAACATAATCGTTAACCTCTAACCTGACCGCGAACTGTCCGTCAAAAAAAGCTACATCCCTACTACCGAGTAAACTGCTTACAGGCCGTCGTTGTATACCGACATCTTCAAAAGATGAAGTATTGTCATTCCATTTTACAATTTTAAGTGCTAAGTCATTATTTGCAGTCCCCTCCAATACTGCATCGAAGTAGATTTTATAATCATGAGGACTAGAACCTAAATGACGAAGTTGTGAAGGAGACGGACTGTCAAAATGCTCAAGGAGTGAAGTGGTCGTACTTCCGAGTATATCGTAATAATCGCCTTGTACTGTAATTACTGTAGCCACCTCAGTTGTAATAGTGGACCTACCTCCAACATGAGTATTGTTTACACCAACATTACCTTCCCAGTGACATGGCAGTTCAGAAGCCTCTATATTAGGTGTGATGTTAGCATCACTAGGGTTTTGCGCCCCATTTCTTGTTAAGAGCATACCCTCAAGTTGCAACGTAGATGGATTTGGAAAATTAGATGAGGTGAAATCGAGATAAGATGCGCTGGCAGGAAGGTCTACATTTTGATTAGTTTTAAACCTACTATTCATAACAAAACCAGCCCCAGCCTCAAATACAGGACTAGTCATAGCTGGATCTAAACGCCTAACTACAGAACCTTCTAAAAAATAACCCCCACCCCAAACTCCTGCTAAGGTTAAGGTCGGTTGTCCTCCAAACCTTCCCGTACCTGTCTCAAAACCTTGCATGTATTCTGTTATAACACCAAGACTAGTACAGTCGTTATAATTAACCCGTGACATCTCTATAGCACGAAAAGTATCAAGTGCTGTTATGTCATAAACCCTAGAGTTAGTTGTCCCTGTAATCTCTATCGCGAATTCTGCCCCGATAATATCTCCGCTTCCACCGACAGGAGAAGTGAAAAGTGTGTAGTTGTCATCAGAACAGATTAATTTAGATATATTAAAAGAATGACCTCTTAATGTAAGTCCTCCTGAAGGAACCTCTATATTTATACCTGTTCCCGTGAAATCTATAACACCATCTAAGAAATATTCAACACTAGATGACAAAGTACCTGATAACTCATTAGGAGTCTTAACTGCCACCTGTAAGTCATAGGGATTAGGAGAACCAATTACAGTTAAACCTTGAACTAAGGCTATATCTATGTAGTTATACTGTCCATTGGACATGGAAGGTCCATTAGCTAAAGTGTTTAAGGCTACCCCTCTATCATGATACATTTGTATCTCTACTGTATCCCCTGCTGACAAACTTACATTAACAGATCCTTGCACATGTGCATTCATAACGCCTGTGACTTCAGCATAGGTCGTGGATAAGTAATCATTAAGTGCACCATTTACATGAAGTTCTAGTATACATTTCTCTCCAGCAGTCCAAGATTCTTCACTTGAAACAGATGCAGATATATTATAAACTCCTTCAACTGTTGCAGTAAATATACCTAAAGTTCCATTCCATTCCCCCAGTACATCATAATCAGTTTCATTATAAATAATAGTGGTGGCCACAGTTGAAGGTATAGCTTGTGTTGTCCCTCTAACAACCCTTAAGGATGTTACAGGTCCACTGGAGGTAACAGTCCCTCCATTACCAGAAGAATGAAGTATAGTCATTACACAACCTCCTGCACTGCTAGTATAACGCCATTACCACTGGAACATCTACACCAGATCCTATCAGAACCTGTAAGGACATTTACCACAGCGTAATTCTTCGATCTACTTGTTATTAACTTACCTACCTCATCCTCTGTAGGGATAGACGCATCTTCTGTAATAAATACCTTATAACTTCCTTTGTTCATTACTTCTACTGCAGTCCCTACTGCAATAGTTGTTACCGTGTTAATGTCCACCCAACTATCAGATACAACCACTTCGTATACAACTGCCATTTTTAATTTCCTTAGAGTTTTAAATTAGTATCAGTATTGCCTAACTAACTTTATTTCAAAGTTTTAGGGCTGTATGGAGAACACTCTTCATATTGATTGTATTTGTTAGGGTTGTCTCGGTTAATAAATATATTATCTTCCTTAAGACCGCCTAATATAACTTGTGAACAACCTGATCCATTGTTCATAAATTCTGTTCTGCATTGAGGTAATAAATTCCAAGGAGCTTTTAAAAAGTTACTTAAAGCTAAGTACCATTCTTCCTCTTTACTTGATTCCTCAATTTCTATTTCTCGTCTACCTCTCTTTTCTCTGATACGACCTTTAACAGACCCCGCTAAAGCAGTTTCCATTAGCCAAAAGTAAACAAATTTAATTGTGTTAAATAAAACAAGACATTCATTGTCAGGGTATAACTGTTCCCATTGTTCTAAAAAGTACGCTACGACAGCCCTTGGAATATCCTCCTCAGTTAGACCTAAAAGTAAATAAATAAGATCAACTAAAGAAGAATCGGGAGGGATGATATCTTCACCACCTCCCCATTTAAATATACCAGAACCAAAAATACCTGATTGTCGTATTCCTGATCTCATAATACACCTTACTTAAAGTTTAACGTTACCTCTTAAACCTCTTCTACCTATTCTAGGTTTTGGACTATAAGGGGATGTTTCACTGTACTGGTTAAAACTATTAGGATCATCACGAACTCTTTCAACTTCATCCTTTTTAGTTCCCCCGACAGTTAACCTTGAGTTACCTGCACCGTTAGCTACAAAATCCGCTCGGCATTGTGGTAGTATTTCCCATGGAGATTTCAAGAAATTATCAAGAGCTGTTTTCCAATTAACCGCGTTATTTGAATTCTCTACTTCTATTTCACGACGACCTCTCTTCTCCCTACGTTTACCACTCACTGCTTTAGCACTAGCACTCCCGACTAACCAATTGTAGATAGACTTAACAGTGTTATAAATAACCATGCAATTATTATCAGGGTAAATTAAAGACCATTGAGCAATAAAGTAATCTATCACTTCAGCAGGAATATCTGCTGGAGTTAGTCCAAGTAGTAAGTAAATAATACTAGAACCTAATGCAGATGTTGTTACATAGAATGAAGAATCTGCAGTACCTACAGTTACCGTTACTGTGCTTGTGGTGTTATTATCTAATGAAGAAAGAACTCTAAGAGTTACAGTATCATCATTAACAACTGTTCCTGCTACTGTAGTAAAAGCTCCACCATTAATAGAATAACTTCCACCTTCAACTTCAATAGGAGATGCACCAGTTAACCCTAGTACAATTTCTACATTAGAAGGGGTTAAGGTATTTACATCAACATCAATTACACTGTTAAAAACAAGTTCTGGTATAGGATTTAAATTACCTGCAGTCGTTACTGAGTAATCTGTATCTAATTCACCAACACTTAATGTGATTACAGTCTCTGTTAAGTATGAAGCAGATGAAGTTTGTCTTACAGAAACAGTGTCATTTAAATCAATGGTTCCTGTTACAGAAGTGAAAGCACCTCCGTTAATAGAGAACTCACCACCAGCAGTAACACTTATATCAACTGTATCTGTAATACCTGTTACAGTTTCTGTGTTAGAGGTGTAAACTGTAGATAAATCAGCATCAACTACCGGAGTAAATACTATTGCATCTGGTAAGAAGCTTTTTACCGTTGTCACAGTCCAATCTGTTGACCATCCTCCAGCATCTAAGGTCGTTATGACGGGAGTAAAGTGAGAAGATGAAGAAGTAGTCCTTAATTGTAAAGTGTCCCCTGTATCAACTACAGAAGGCGCTGAGGTGTATGCTGCACTGTTTAATGAGTACTCACCATCAACCACACTCAATGCTACAGGATTTATTAAACCTTCTACTGTTATTATATCAGATATAGTGACAGTATTTAAAACTATATCACTTTGATCTGTGAAATTAAAAGGATATGGCGTTGTATCAGGTCGTGTTATGGAGAATTCTAAAGGAGGAAGTACAGTGCTTGTACTTATGTCTAAAACTTCCCAATTCCCATACACATCGTCTTCAGGATCAACTGTAGGTAACCATGAACCATCTACTGTTAGTCCTACTTCCGATGAAACTCTTAATTGATCTCCAACTTCTGGAGTAAAAGCTCTGTCATTTACTGACAACCAATAGAAACTTTCTGTACTTCCTTCAGCAGGAATAGGTCCTGTAAATAACTCAGAGAACCAACCAACTCTATTGAGAAGTGTTAAATCATCTACTTGGACTACAGAAGTAGAGTCATCTGCTATTAAACTTAGTCCTGTAGTTTCCCAAGGAATATTAATATCATCAGGAATAGTACAAGTTACTGTAGTCCCGACCTGACCATCAATTACTAAAGATTCTCCGCCAAGAGTTACAGATGTAATTGGGTCAAATATATCAGGAACATCAAAAGTAATAACTCCATCAGGAACAATGTCCCCAGTTAAGTTTTCTATTAATGGTTGAAAAATATCATATGTTTGTTCAGCAGACCTACTATCTGTACTTACATCAAATACTGCCCAAGAACCTTCTACATTTAAAGCAGGATCTATTGTAGGAACCCATGAACCATCTACAGTCAATCCAACACTATCTTCATACTGTAATTGGTCAGGGATTAAAGGAGTTATTCCTAAGTCATTAACTGTTAACCAATAAAAGCTTTCAGTACTTAACTCAGCAGGGATAACTCCGTCGAACAGAATAGAACTCCAACCAACCCTATCTAGTAAAGTTAATGCTGGGATATCTGCTGAATCTGTTCCATCACTTGCAGTAAGTGTAAGTCCTGCCGTCCCCCATACAATATTTATATCGAAAGGGATAGTGCAAGTGACTAAATTAGCCACCTCACTATCAATCGTAAGAGATTCACCGCCTAAAGTAGCAGAAGTGATTGTGTTAAGATCTGTTGTAGTAAATGTTATAATTTCATTTGGGGCTATAACACCCGTTAAATCACCTATTGCTGGCATTTTATAACCTCTACGTTATGCTTGAATTTCTGAAGTTGTCCAACCGTATTCAAAAGAAGGAATGGGTCCAATAAGTGCAATCAATGCAGGACGTGGATCATAAACGAAAGCTCCATTACCACCACCGTTAATAGAAACATCTGTACCAGCTCCAATATTAGAAGAGGGACTGTTACAGTAAATCATAGGAACTAAAGGAGTTCTAGCACACCATAAATTAAATACTCTCGTAATTCTAGGTACTGCAGGAGCAGCTAAGTCTGCATCAATTATATAAACAATAGGAGGTGCAGTTTTATCAGTTGTGTCTACACAAACACCTAATGTACCGCCACCTGAATGAAAAGCTGTGTTGTTGTTAGGTAAGAAGAATGCATTTCCAGTTGGAGTTAAGTTACTTCCATTAACCCATTGCTGTCCTAAGAAATCTCCAGGATTTACAGCAGGTATAAAACTAAAACCACCAGCGTTATCTGCTATAGTACCGGCTGTTGCACCAGACCACATTCTAGAAGTAGTGGCTAAAGGTAACATATTCAATACAGATGACAGACCACAACCAAATTCACCATCACCAGCAACTGCTGTAATTTCGAAGTAGCGAAAGGTTCCCCAGTTTGCATGATTTGCACCAGTACTCAACTTAAACGGATCTGAAGTTTCAAATCTTACATTATTATCTGTTATATCAGCAATATCAGGATGAGTTTTAGCGGCATCGAATACTGTATTTCCAACATGAGTTAAAGTACCATCTACTAAAATATTAACCGTGTCAGTAAATACACCACCGTAGGTATCTTCATAAGTAGCCCTAATACGGTAATAACCTTCTACTTCAGGGGTAAACGTTAATTGTCCTCCTGTAGGAGTTGCTACACCACTATCAGTCCAATTAATGAAATCATTGAACCATTGAATGTCAGAGGTTCTGTCTACACCATCAGCATCTGTACATACAGCATCTAATATAATCTCTACACCAACAGCAGGAGATACAGGAGGAGTGGTTGTAATGTTTAATGACGTAGATCCTGCAGGAGTAGGTCTATTGCCTTCAATACCCCATCCTAGTACTAATCCAGTTGTATCAGCTCCAGCGTTTGTTAACAGCGTGTCAACGTCAACGGGAAATGGTCTGTTATTAACATCTCCACCAGTGTTAAGTTTAAAATACCAATCTCTTTCTTGGTCTGTATCGTTTTCTGTTTTAGCAACAAAAGATACAGGAGTTGTAATACTTAACAGTTGATCAAACACTACAGTATTTAAGTCAACATCTATTACATAGACATGTGGGTTAGTTTGATAGTTAACAGCAACTACATAATCTCTACCATTAGCAGAAACAGACGCACCGTTATAATAAGCACTTTGTCCAATTAATACAGTATCTAAACCACCACCACCTTGATCTTGTGCAGAGAGGATATCAGCTTCCACTCCAACTCCCCAAAAAGATCTGAATGTTGGAATAGTTTTCCCTTCACAATGTATAGTTGACCAACCTTGTCCTTGAGTAATAGTTGAATCTACTTTGTAGACCGAATTACCACCTGGAGCACGTACTCTCAGCCTTTGTCGAGATATGTAAGGAGTCACAGAACCTACAGGTAATGATCCTTCCAAAATAAAACGTGGCATAACGATAATGGCGTCAATTCTTATTTGTAATGCTGTTTTAGTTGCACTTGCATCTAGTGCAGTAACTAATGATTGTGCTGTAGATACATCAGCTTGTTCTGTGGTATATTCAGCTAATTCAACAGCTTCTGTTGCTACTTCTTCTGGTGTGGGAGGTGGTACGAAAGAACCGTCAGGATATGCACCATACATAATTCCATCGATTGAAGCTAGGATAGGAATTCTACCGTTGATACTAGCCATTTAAATTCTCCATTGTGTTTTTTAGAAACAAAAAACCCGCCAAAAGAGGCGGGTTTGTATAAAAGACTAACCCGTTATTAAGTTAGTTGGATAATAGCTCCAGGCTTAGTAGTCCAATACAGCTTACGGGCTTGAGTTTCCAAAGTATGACCTTCATCATTAGCTTCAGTTTGTTCGAAAGAGAACAATTCAGCACCGCCTTTATTAGCCATTGACAACTTGTTAGCAGGACCCCAGTAACCACGGAATAGATCACGTGTACCACTAGGAACAGCAATACCTTGACCAGCACCTAGTACTTTAACTTCATTACCATCTGCATCGGTGAAAGAAGGATTATAAGCCATGAAGCGAACTCCACGATGCTCAAAGTTATCAACAACACCCCATTTATAATAATCTACGTTTTCATCACGTAAACGTTGCTTACCGCTGTTTTGGTACATGTTGTATACATCACGGAACTCAGGATTAGCAACGATCTCATCAAACAAAGCTGGATCAAGGTAAAAGTCAAAACCGCTCATCGCAGAACCAGCTTTATATCCAGCAGAACTTTTACGTTTAACTAGAGAGATTTGCTCGTCTAAAGTATTAGCAGCAAGGTCTACTGTGAAATCTGCGGCTTTGTTCAAACCAAACATGTCATACATGTCAGTGAAACCTGTAGCAGCTCCAGCAGGGATATTACCAACCATTGCTTCAAATCGTAAATACTCATCAGTTTGGTCATGAGCTAGTCTAAGATCCATCAACTTATCAGCACGTACAGCAGCAAAAGTTTCTTCCATATCAGAATCACCTGGACGACGTTGACCTTGAATGTCTTGAACATCGATATAGTCATCATCTGAGTAATAAAGAAGAGCCATTGCAAATTGTTGAACGTCACGATCTTTACCAACATTACTACCTTTAGCACGAGGGTTACTCGCAGGGATCAAACGAATCTCGTTAGAGATACGATCAAAGATAATAGAAACTTGTGAAGTTGTTTTAATATTGAAATCGCCGTTAGCTCGGATAAAGCCAAACTGGTTATCAATTTCATTAATCTCGGTAGTCCAATCAGACAAACCGTTGATGTTACTAGGATCGCGTGTTACCGCTTTAAGTAATTCAGTCATTGTTATTTATTTCCTTAAACCTGAGGGCGTGTCTTAATACCAGTATTACCAACTAAAGCGGTAATAACAGCATCGATTTCTGGTTGAGTATCTACATCTGCACCATAAGATAATGCACCATCAGAAACTTGTGAAGGACCATCAGTTAACACAGCAAGTGTGAAGTCTGCAGGTAGTGAAGTTTGATCAACAGCGTAAATGCTTTCATCAAGCAAGACACCATCAGCGTTAGCAGTAGTAGCAACTGTAACAAGTGTATATTTACCTGCAACAGAAGTTGATTCTAGAACAGCACCTACTTCCATGCCAGCGGTGACGGTTACTACAACATCTTCACGACAGTAACCTGATTGCGGATCATATTCATTTTTAAGAACGTCACCGACTTTAGTACCACGTGTACCAATTTGACCAGTAGCCATTTATATATTACTCCAGTAATTATTTATTAGTTTTAGCGTTGCGAGCTTTGATGATTTCAGAAGTAATACTTCTTGATTTTTCTAGGGAATTTTCTGTTGGCTTAATGTCGCCATCTTTACCTTCCTCTGCTTCACCAAAACTTTTCTTAAGGTCTTCAATTTTATTATGAAGGGCTTCCATTGCTTTCAAAAGTACTTCAGAGTTACTTGCTTTATGTAAAGCTTCAACAACCTCTTCAGTATTCTCAACACCTTCCCAAGCTTTAACAACTTCGGTCAGCTCTTCTTTAGCTGCAGTTTCTTTTTCAAGTGCTGCAGCTTTTTGAATTTCTTCTTTTTCTTTTTCAGCAGCTTCTGCACGAGCTTGACTAGCTTTAGCAAGGGCTGTTAAATCTTCAATAGATTTCTGAAGGTCTTCAAGTTTAGGAGCGTCAACTTCAGCTTCAACGGCCTTAGCAACTTCCACTACTTCTGTTTCTTTTTCTTTAGACATATTTTTCTCTATGTTATCGATGCCGCTAGGCACAGTGGGGTTATTATCTGATGCGGCATCAGATATCTTTTCTTCGAAGGACTTCAATACCATTGGTAATTCATCTTCTGGGAAAAATTCTTTGTAAGCTTTAGTCACCTTTCCGTAAACTTCACCTTTAACATCAGAATCAATATCTTTATCGAAACGTGTTAGATGTTCTACCGAAGCTTTAGTAAGCTTTTCACTATCAATCCTAAACTTCCAAGAACTATCGTCCTCAGCGTCAGGTGTATATGCGTAGTTTTTATTTAACATAGAAGCTGCTTTTTCTACTTCTACATAAACAGTCTTTCTCTTGACTTCTACTTTGTCATCACCTATAGTTACTTCACCTGAAGCATTTACAGTATAAGAAGAACAATATGTTCTATAATCCAAGGAGTAATAAACTTTGTCATGAGTAAGCTTTTCAATCCAAACTGAGATATAAATATCTGGAATCAATGCTTTGACTTTATCTTCGATAGCTTTCTCAACAGTATCTTCAAGACTCATACTGTTTACATCAACTTCAGCTTTTTTAATTTCCGACAAGAGTGATTCCTGTGCTTCAGTAAGTTCTACTTTAGATTCCTTACCTTTTAATAGGTATGGTTCGTTATTTTCAATAGCATTACCGTTGAATCCATCTGTATTTAGACAGTAGGCAATATGCGCAGTTGGGGAAGACATGTCAATATCACTAAGTAAAAACTCAGCTTTGGTATTCTTTACTTCCATTAAGTGTCACCTTCGTAATCAGGATTAGGTATTCTTTTACCTTCACCTCCAATACTTACCCCACCAAGTTCTCCAGACTTTCTCTTTTCCCAAAGAAACTTATCGGTGAATTGCATCTCAACAACAGGTTGGCCTCTCTCTATAATCTTTAAAGAACTAGGTACATTAATATCACCAAGATGTACAGTGAAAGGGAGTCGGTAGGCTTTTACAGGATAGAATCCATCAGTATCGAAAGAGTGGTGAATATTACCTGATATGTTTTCAATGTTTTTATTAAAATTATCTACAAATTTATCTAACTCTTCATCTGTAATTCCATCACCATGAGCATCTACTTCCCCCGTATTAAGGTAAAGTGGCTCAAAAGCTATCATCTCTTCTTCATCAAGTTGCTTGACGATTTCAATAGTGGTAGGTTTTGGGTTAGATTTAGAGATACTATTTGAGATATATTTATCTAACTCTTCCTCGGAAGTGTCTTCAATATCCATAGTATGTATTCTGTTTATTAATTACCCTTGAAGAGGGATATAAGAAGCCACTACAAGAATGTAATAGCTTATACGAAATGTCGTATGGTTTAACTCATTATATCATAAGTTATACAGACGTGCAACAAGATAAGGGCAATTAAATTACCCCTTTAAGTTAAAACCATCTCTTAGTTCTTCTGGTAATGACTCTGGATCGAAATAAACCTTCACATCACCTTTTGTTTTATAAACACCAACAGAATCTACACGGTAAGGAGATGTTGACTTATTCTCCATATTGTTATCACCACCAGTAGAGTTTTGAGTATTACCTGTACCAGAAGTACCGTTAGATTCCCCTGCCCTCGTTTTCCCTTCTACCAAACTCCCCATAGATTTGATAAGTTCCTCTTCCGTCATAGCTTCCATCAATGAAGTATCAAAGTTAAGAAGTTGATGATAGTAAATAATATTATCTTTTGTTGGAACAAATCCACCGACTGATATAATACGTTGAACCATCTTACTAACTTCATCATAAGATGCTTTATCAATCTCACCGGCAACGATCTTAGGCATTTCATCAACAGTTAAATCAAACTCATTCATCACATTAAGTAACTGAGGTAACATGTCCTTATTAAGACCATCTTCAATAACTTTAATGTCACGTTTGATATAATGTAAGTGTGATGCATTCTTAACTTCAGCACTGTTATAACTACTAGCACCTTCACCTGTTAATGCATGTCCTGCACCCCAAACATCAAAGATAGCTTTACGTCTATTCTGAATCATTCCAGATGGATCAAACTGTCTACCGGAACCTTCTAACCCTAATAATTTAATACCAAAATCTGAAACAGAGGAGCTACCTTCTTGCAAATCACTTGGACGTACAAAGTAAGGTTGTTCTCCAGCATGAACATTAGCTGCAGTGATTAATAAATCTTGAACCATCAAATATTCAGGTGAAGTAGGATCACTATGAGCGATGTCTAATATATCTGCAGGGATAGCAAGTTCAATAATACCTGCTAAGTCTTTTGATGCTCCGTTAACTTCTAGGTCTTCTAAGAGGACTTTCTCTTTCCACAACTTGTAACAAGCTTTTAATACAGGAGTTCCGAAAGGTGTAGAGTCTGTAGCATTTTCTCCAAATAAGATAAATTTCTTACGTGGGATTAACTTATAACCTCTACCTCTTGAATTTTCATTAGGGTCAATGAATAAGTTATTATTATGATAATTTTGGAAGTACTGTGTGTTCTGTCTGGCAGCTACTATCCTTCTACCGCCATTAGTAACTTCAAAAGGTTGACTTTGATCTAAACTTGCTTGAGGTCTGTTTGCAAGTTGAGATAACTTCCACAAACCTGCATATTCACCTTTTAACTCTTTCCTATAAACTTTTTCTAGGATAGAGAAACCTTTCTCTTTAAATGTCTCAGCATTACGAATTGTTTGTAAGAATGTCTGACCTTCTAAAGTTTCAAGATTATTCCTTACAAAATCGGCAGCAGCTTTACTCTTCTCGCTACCTTTCTTATATTTAACTGTGTACCTAGACCAAGCACCCTCAATAAGGGTGTAGTCGTAGTTAAGTACCGTACTGATAGCATCATCATACTTCATAACTTCATATGTTCTCATACTCTGAGGCCATTTAAGTTCGTATGGAGCTATCCTGTTAATAACATCTTGATAGAAAGAGATACCTGTAGTACCAATACCTGATCTAGGAATTCTTACAGTAGAGGCTTTCTTTTCTTTCTTAAGGGTTACTTTAGGTTTTCTTGGTTTTGACAAAGAAATACTCTCCTGAGGTGTATTAACCTAACTCTTCTTTAAGTTGTAAGATCATATTAGGGAACGATTTGCTTCTTGAAAGATCGATGTTATAAGTATCTTTTACGTAAGTTTCTAATTTAAGTTTACTTCCACTTTTATCTTCTTTATCTAAGAGAGATTTTAAGAAGTCATAATCTACTTCGACAGGAGCAGGAACCTGAGATTGATCATTAAAGACAAACTCTTCTCCTGAGATAACTTCTTCAGGTTTACTTAGATCTATTTCATTAAGTTCTACTGGAGTTACAACGGGAGTTAATTGAGTAATCTCTTCTTCACTTCCCACAAATACCAATTTCTCATTTTCAGTATCAAAACGTACTTTATCTTTTAAAAATAAAGAGAAATTAGAAACACCTGCAAATGATCTCATTGTGTCAATAGGGATACCGAAATCTTCTTCAATCTTAGGGAAGAATTTATACCATGTGTAGTAGTTCTTTAAATCTCCGTCATCCATAATAAATCTGTAATTATATAAGTACTGTGAATCACTTAATGATAATTTCTGACCTTTAGTTTGCAACATGTCAATCAGTTTGATAAACTCACGGTAACCATAACAACGAATACGATTAACACCTTCATCATAGTAATAAAATTTGTTTTTATTGGACATTTAAAGCCAATCCTCTTATAATTAAAAAGAAAGGGCAAAACCTGCCCTAATTCCGTATTGTATCACAAAAGCAACATCTTATCAATATTACCTAGCTCTAAAAGTCTTAACACTTCTGTTTCCCATACTTCCCCTCATTGCTGATAGTTTAGTTTTAGTATTATTAGTCGGCATTGGGGTTGGTTTATGTGTCTTAGCTTTAACTAAGTAGTTGTAGCAACTGGCTGCTCCATCAGGGATATCATCTTTACGACTTGAAGTAGATCTCTCTCCATCAAATGTCTCCAGTTCTTTGTAGAAATGATCTAATGTCTCCTTATTAAAAGTAGATTCAACTATACTTATAAGTCCATTTTGCGCCGCAGAAGAGAATGGTTCAAATCGAGTTAATTTAGACTTATTAGAGGGTGTTGGGTCTGATTTAACTCTAAAACCTTCAGCACTGATCTTCTTTGCAATTTCACGATAAGCTGTTTGACCAGATGCCCCAGGATCTATCGGAAGTACTACATGGCAATCATCTCCATCAATTTTAGATTGTCTTATAATACTGTTATCACGTTGTCCAGGTCTCTGGAAGACTCTCCCTTTAACCTTAGTGGCCTTATCTTCTGTCTCTGGGTCATAGTCCCCAACGATAATGAACTCTCCGTCACGGGTCTTGAGCATCTTCACAGAGGCAGTTGCATCGGGGTGTCTATTCTTATCAGATGGTTCAGAAGACGCTAAATCCCAAGCACGAGCCTCTTTACAACCAAAAGGTCTCTTATCTAGCTTATGAAGCCATTCTCTTTGGAAGTAATTAGATCCTTCAGGTTGAGCGTGCCAACATCCATCTAACAGACGCATACGGTTAACACGGCTTTGAGCTTTCAAGGCAGAGAGATATTTAGGATTGCTATTAATTAATGCTGGGTTATCAAAGATCGTTCCTCCGATAAACAAGAATGTTAAAGGTGCTACATAAACTTCCTTCCCTTCATTCTCATTATAAACCCAACATAAATCAGGGTACTCTTTTTCTAACTCTTCAGCAGTGTCAGCAAACTTAGGCATATCATCAACAATTACAAAATGACGGACAACTCCTAGTTTATTTTCATCAAAGTATCCTTCTTCATCAAGATACCAACTTACCCAATGATATACCCAAGATTGATAATCAGGGTTAGTTGTTGCTAAGAGGAATGAATCATTATCTGCTGCAGATCGTAACCTTCCAATCAAGTAAAGGAATTGACTTTGTTCAAAATGTGTCAGTTATGTTCAAAGAAGATCGCTACATCTTCTCCAGTTCTCTTATGAACTTCTGCATGTTTCCATACAGCTCAGACTATATCATCACCCTTTCAAGAGGGTGCTGTGCGCTTCGGTCATCAAAAGCTTATGACCTACTCTACTAACTCCTTTTCAGGGTTTTCGATAGTCGTTGCACGCCATGTTTATAAGTATAGTAATTAAAATTTTAAGTTTTTTGTTATTCTTTTATAGCTCTTTCTGTCTCTAATACTCTTAATCTTCCTGACAGTTAAAGAATTGTTAGTACTAATATTAAGTACCTCTTTATCTGTTAATCCACTAGAGATCTGATGACATATCCATTTTATAGTATTTTCTGATAACAAGTTATAATCCTTAGTACTATTAAGGTCATAGTTAAGTGTTATATTTTTGAAACAACTTTGGTTTTGTATATTCTTTACTACAGACTTACTCACCCTTTTAATCTTAGCAATGTCTATAGGTCTTGTACCTTCCATTAAGTACTGGCAGATACTTATTACATCTCTCTCTGTAAGTTTCGTATTTGGACTGTCAGTACTAGAAGCTTTATGATGAAGTCCTGAATCATATGCATGTTGCACGTTTTCTGAGACTGTACACCATTCAAGGTTACTTATACTATTGTTTCTTTTATTACCATCTTTATGGTTAACTACTGGTTTATTATCAATATTATGTAAAAAACTTTCAGCTAATAACCTGTGAACATATTTAGTTTTTCTTACACCGTTGTCATTTATAATAGCAACAGTTAAGTAATTACCAAATCCAGTACCTCTTGGTATTAACGTATAATCTCTTTTTATATTAACAACATCACCATTTCTTGATATTGTATAATTACTAAAATTTTCTATAACTTTCTTCATAAGTATTTCCCCTACTGAGATTCGTGGTATACTTATAAACACATCGCTCAGGATTACCTCCAACATAACTTGGTAAGGCTTCCCCTGAATTCACACAGTTTTCGATGTACATTACTGTACAAAGGCTCTACAAATTAAAGCTCATCGAACCCGATCGCGGAGTATTGGAGACCCTGATGGTTCTTTTCTGCATCTTGCTCATGTTCAATATGAGTAAATTCAATACTACCTGCACCATTAAAAGTAACCTTCATTGGCTGCTCTTTAGATCTTATACCAATAGGTTTGTACAGTTTCTTAGCTTCTGTAAATAAACCACCTGCAGCTTTTAAAGGAGGGGATGTTCTTCGAAAGATTACCCCTTCGAAATTATCATCAGTTGCTGCATAATAACCTACTTTGTTTAAAAGAAGTCTACTCTTACCACTACCTGCCATAATGGTTAAATGTTACAGTGCAACCGTCTCCGCTACACCTCTGTATGTTTCTATACAGATCAGATCATATCTTCATCCTTTCTCATAAAAGGAGCCTCACGTTTCGAATCTACTTAGACCCTACGAGCACAATGCTCTGATCGTTACACCCATGAATTTAATCATTCGGCTCGGTATTGCCCTCATCTCAATGTTAGGGGTTCCACCGAATTAGCGAGGTTTAAAGGCACCACAGGAATTATTTAGCGCCACCGTAAATCATCACATCTACATTTGTAAGAGCTGCTAACTCTTGTTTACCCTTTTGAGGTGCTAATACACTCATTATTATTCTCTTCTAGTTTATCAAGCAGTTCATATACTGGTATGTCTAAGTTTTTAATAACTTTAGCTATAGATTCTATTTTCCTGTGTTTAGATTCTGATGGGTCATGACTCTTATAGTACCTAACCACATCATAACTTTCTTTAGGATCAAGATGTTCAAAGAAGTAATCATGTGCCTCTTGAACCGTAATTAAATCTAACTTAAGCTTACATAAGATATAAGCAACCTCATTGAAGCTTTCACCTGTGTCAATTTCTAAAAGAAACTTTTGATCTAATGTATGTATTCCCCCAGACTCTTGTTCGTATATAAAATTCATACTAAACCTCCCTTAAGTTTATCCTTCAACAAATACCCTTCCAACAACCAAATCTTTTCCCTAGCATTCTTCTTAGCTATATCTTTACCAATCTCTTCATTAAAATTCTCAGGAGAGACACAATTACTTTCACCTGAAATTTTAAATCCATTCTTAAGGGTCAATAGACATACCATAAATGTAGTGTTTGGGAAAACGTAATAGTCCTCATTGACAATACATGAATCAATGTAATCTGGGGTTAATCTTGGTGCGTTGAGATTCTTATCTTGGATCTTTCTTTCAAGTTCCTGTTCGTTCATTATTATTCTCTTATTTGTTTATCCATTACAACACTCATAAGCGTTCTTTTTGGATTGAAATCATTACCCTTTACATAAGATAATCTGAAGTATTTATACTTAGTTATAAGATTCTCTAATCTCTTGAAAGGCTTATCAGATTTCATTCTAAGCATGGTTATCTTCTTCTGTCATTTATTCGCCCACTCATACAACTCATCACAATTATTAAAATCAGGAATCTTAATGAACCCCTGCTTTGCCTTCTCTTGTAATTCTTCTAAATATTTGATTGTCTCTTTA